AGTTAGTTGAACTCGCAAGACAACTAGCGAAGCCAACGAGTGCTCCTAGTTCACCTGTTGGGGGAGGATCGGGTAGAGGGGGTGGTGGAAATCCACTGAAGCCGCAACTAGACCTGTTGACTAAACTTGCAGATATGTACAAGGATTTAGCATCAGGTGCTACCCGTTGGGAAGCTAGCCAACTCCGTGCTGCTCGTCAGATGGGTGTTCCGCTTGAGGACGTCAGAGAACAGCTTGCTGGAATCCGTAAACTATCACAAGACCCTTTTGATTCTGCAATTGGTTCTGTTCGTAGTATTACACAGCATTTTGAACAACTGCAAAACAGAATTTCATTAGCGAACGAAGGTTTGTTGCTTACTGCAAAACAAATGCGTGAATTTAGCCGTATTCCTTTTGAAGTAGAAGGACAGATGAAGGCAGGGGGTAAAGACCCTAAACTTGCTGATAGCGCTGAATATGTTCGTAGAATAAAAGAACAAGAGCGTGTGTATCTTGATACTGCTAAGGCTGCTAACGTGCTAAGTACAGCAGAAAAAGACCGTAGTACGGTTTTGAAGCAAAACGTAGCAGCTAACAAGTTCTTGACACAAGAAATGATGCGTGTAGATGCTGTACTAGCTGAAATGAACAGCACGTTTGGTTTAAACGTAGCGACAGGAGAACGTGCTGCTGCTGCTGTATCTAAGTACTCCGTAGCGTTGCAGCGTGCAGGTGTAAGCGGAGCAGAGGCTTCTACACAGCTTGAAAAATACAGAAAGAAAGTACAGGAAGTTGCATCACAAGACGAGAAGCGTGCTGCTACCAGATTATCAAGATCGTTAACCCCTCAAATATCAGACGTTGCTGTGTCTGTCGCAGGTGGTATGCCGTTGCACTTAGTTATCATGCAGCAAGGTTTGCAAATCCGAGATTTGATTGCACAATCTGGTGTAGCTACGGAAAAACTACAAACAGTCTTTAAGACAGCAGCATCTGACATGGTTAGGTCAATCGGTGGAACAGTAAGTGCTCTTGGTGCATTAACTTTTGGTGCTTTAGCTGACGCAGGTCGTGCTGTTGTTGACCTTGGTTTGAAGTTCACAGGTTTATCCTTAGCAATGGATTCGTTAAGCAACCGTTTCCCTGCTCTAGCGGGTTCATTCAATACGATACGAAACGCAATGAGTGTCCTAATGGGTGTTGGTATTACTGGTCTGATAGCAGCACTTGGTACACTTGTTTATCAGCAGGTAAAGCTAATCTCTGCCAATGATGACTTGACAAGAAGTTTAGCTGTTACTGGTAATGTTTTTGGTGTAACAAAAGCAGCTAGTTCGGACTATATAAACAACTTAACAAACCTTGGTGCAACTACACTGAAAGCCACTGAGATTATCGGCTTAATGTCCGATGCGGGTACGTTCTCTGCTTCTCAAATTAGTCTTGTGGGTAAGGCTGCGATCGATATGGAAAGATACGGTGGTGTTGCTATTAAAGACACCATTAAAGCCTTCCAAGACCTTGCTAAAGACCCTGTAAAAGTTTTGACAGAGTTAGCTATTAAAACAGGTGATGTGTCCCCTAAAGTCCTGCAACTTGCTTATGACCTCGAACAACAGGGTAGAAAAGCTGACTTGGTTGCATTGGCTATGGGTGCAATGGCTACGCAGACAACCGCTGCTGTTGCTCGAATGGAAAGAGATTTGACTCCCCTGACAAACTACTGGATTTCATTCAAGCAGAGAGTAGACGATGTTGTTTCTTCTTTGAACCGTCTTGCTGGTAATCAGTCACCTGTTCAAAAATTAACACAAGATATAACTGAAGGTAGACTTAAACTAGCCCAGATTGATTCTGATAAAAACGTAGGTGCTAATACCCTTTTCCGCAGAGAAGGTATAGCTGCTACAGTTGCTGCAAAAGAAAAGGAGCTAAAGGTTTATCTTGATATTGAAAAACAAGAAATAAAAGAAGCTAAGTTCAATAAAGAAAAAGCAGAACAAATACAGAAGAACGAAAAGAATCATTTAGAGTATCTCAGTGAAAGAAAGAAAGCTGATCTAGAGCTTAAAAAGCTTGAAGAAGATTACAGAGCTGTAGGTAGTAAGATAGACAAGGAAGACTACGATGAACGTAAGAAAAAGATTCAGGATAGGTTCAAAAAGAAAGAACCTGTAGACAAGTCAAAACCTTTTGCGTTGACTGTAGAGGAACAGCTTAGTGATGCTTACATAAGCACCATCGGTAGACTACGCGAGTTGCTTCCGTTAGAGAAAAAGATACTAGATATTCGTAATGATCCAATGTACAAAAAGCAGGGTGAAACTGCTCAAGGTAGGTTGGCAAACGAAAAAATTGAAGTTCGTGCTGCTGGTCTACTGAAGCTAGCCAAGGAAGAAATATCAACGAAAAGTCTACTTGAGCAGATTGAGAAAGACAGGTCAGATATTGACAAAGAGCACCTAGAAGACAAGCGACAAATCCTAATCATCGAGCAAAAACTTTCTGCAAACGGTGCTGAATACGAACGACAACTCGCTTCGATCAATCGTCTAGAGGCAGCAGGAATGTTGTCAGCAGAAAAAGCAGCAGAAGTTAGGCTACAGAACCTTATAAAGTTTTCACAGACTTATAAGTTTTCTCGCAAACAAGAGATAGAAGATAAGGGTACTTCTGAGAAATTTAAGATCGAGAAAGAAGATTTTGAATTTACTGAGTCTCTTAGGGGTAAAACTGAGAAAGTAAGACAACAACTTCAAAATCAGTACGACCTACAGAAAAGATATAAACAGCTCGATGTTGAATATCTTAAAGAAGTTGATACTCGTATGAGAGAAGAGCAAGGTGTAGACCTTCAAAATTCTCTGGTACGTTTAACAGAGTTTTATATAGCTAAACGTGATTTAGTAGAACAATCTTCCGAGGCCGTGCGTAAAACCTTTGACGATGATTACCAAAGACAGATAGCTTTCAATGATGTTTTCAAGAAAGGTTTTGGTGATGCGGCAGATATACTTGTTGATTTCGCCGCTACAGGTAAATCCTCGTTTGGTGACATGATCAAATCAATGTTAATCGACTTAGCTAAACTTGAGTTGCGTATGTCCTTCATGAAAGCATACGAGTCAGCTTCTGCTGCTGGTGGTAGCCAAGGTATCTTCGGCTTAATTAAGAGCTTCTTCCCCTCGTATGATGGTGGTGGTTACACGGGCAACGGTAGCAGATCAGGCGGTGTTGATGGTAAAGGTGGGTACTACGCAGTAATGCACCCACAGGAAACCGTCATAGATCATACTAAAGGTGCTACTCGTGGTTCTAGCGGTACTAGCGTACAGGTAGTTATTAACAACAACTCTGGTGCTCAGGTTTCGCAGAAAGAAACTGTAGATAGCAGAGGTAATCGTAGAGTAGAAGTAACCGTGGGTGAAATGATTGCAGGTGAAGCACAACGCTCTGGTAGTTCTGTGCAACGCTCAATCGGTCAAACCTTCGGTATGCGCCCTTCTCTGCTTTCAAGATAAAGGATAAAATGGCATACAGTTACACATGGCCTCCAACATTGCCGCAAAGTCCACAGGAGAACTTCTCAGAGACAGGTGGTGTTCTGCTTCTGAGAACTCCCCAAGACAAGGGTGCTGCGAAGCAAAGAAGAATAGGTAAGCGTATACACACAATGCAGTGTACCTTTCACATGCGTACATCGCAAGTAGAAGCACTGCGTGTGTTTGTAGAAGATACCATCAAAGGTACTGCAAGATTTGGTTTCCCACATCCACGTACAGGAGCTATCGTAGAGGCAAGACTTGTCGCTACTGATAACGGAGAAATGTACACCGTTTCTTATATTACGAACGATGTTTGGAGCACGTCTATGCAGATGGAAATACTACCATGAGCAGACTAGCAACAATGTCCCCTGAAGCGATTAAACAGATGTTTAGTCCAGATGGGGATTCTACTTTAATAGTACTCTTGACTATCTACGATACCGATGGAGTTACACCTAGGGTTCGTTTAGCTGATAACTATACTTCCCGTATAAGTGAAGATTCCGAAGATGTGACTTACGGTGTTGTCAGCAGAGGAGATTCATTTACGTTTCTTCCTCTGCGAATAGCACTACCATCAGAAGAAAGAGAAGGCTCTAGTAGGTGTAGTCTAGTGCTTGAAGACGTTACTCGGTACATTACACCGATAATCAGATCGCTAGCTAGTCCTCCTAAAATCAAAATAGAGCTTGTTCTATCAAAAACACCAGACGTGGTAGAGATCGTGTTCGATAATTTCTATATCACAAACTTTCAGTACAACGCAGGGCAAGTCACTGCTGAATTGATGACTCCAGAGCAGGATAGAGAACCTTTCCCTGCTTACACATACACACCCCGTTTCAATCCTGGGTTGTTCTAATTAAGAAGAAAAGAAAATGACAGAGAAATACATTGGGCTACGGTATAAAGCCAAGGGAAGAGATTTCTCTGGTACTGATTGTTACGGCTTGGTTCGGTTGTTCTACAAAGAAGAACTGAAAATAGACTTGCCAGCTTTTGACAGCGAGTACGAAGCTACAGAAGAACAGCGTATACAAGAATTGTTCGCACAATACCGTGAGGGTTGGGATGAAGTAACTACACCTTTACACGGCGATGTTGTTTTGTTCCGTGTACTTGGTAAAGTCAGACACATAGGAGTCATGATTACCCCTGAGAGCTTCCTACACGTCCGTGAAGGCTCTGATTCTGTCGTGGAGTACCTTAGCAACCCTAAGTGGAATAAACGTGTTGCTGGCTTCTTTCGTTATGTAGAAAACAAATCATGCTTAGATAAACCTTTGAGCAGGAAAGTAGCTATATTAAACGCTATTCCTCATCCGCTTAAAACCGAGCGATTTACAGTAGCTGTCCTAGAAGGTACTACTATTGCTAGTGTTGTTGAACAAATCAACACCGATCACGACATATCCCCTGATTACGAATCTACTTTCGTGATTATGATTAACGGTGTTCCTATCACAAAAAATAAATGGGAGACTACTCTAGTTAAAGAGCACGATTCGATAGAATATAGATGTCTTCCCGGTGACGACGCTGTTAAGGTGTTTGCTATTGTTGCGCTCATCTTTGCACCTCAGTTATCAGCAGCGTTATTGAGCACCGTAGGTGTAGCCTCTGCTGTTAGTGTGTTTGGTACAGCAACTACGTTTCTAGCAGTAGCAAAAGGAGCTATCACCTTAACTGCATTAGCGCTATTGAGAGGTAGCCAAAGACCTCCACCAGAGCCTCGTGATGCTGGCAGCTCTGAACGTCAATTGATGGTATCAGGTGCAGCCAATAGAGCTAATCCATATGGTGCAAAACCAGTGATACTGGGCAAAGTCAGAGTAACACCTGTTCTTGGTGCTCAGAATTATTTGACTTATGAAAACGAACGTGACAGCTATTTGTCTATGCTTCTCGAATGGGGATTTGGACCTCTCAGTATAGACACAAACACCTACAAGTTTGGTGAAGTTCCTTTAAATAATTTCTCTGATTACACATTAATTACACAAGACAGAGTTACCGAGTTCTCAGATGATCAGAAGCGAGAATTTGACTCGTTATATGGTAAAGATGTTGACCAGAAAGTTCTCCAGACTTTGCTGGTCTGCGATGGAAACCCTGAGACTGCGGTAACACCGGGGTCTTGGATAGAGACTTCTACTCTCCAAGCATCTGACAGGGTTACCTTATCTTTTCACTTTCCCGAGGGATTGCGAAGAATAAAAATTAGAGGTGATAACTCAGGTGAAGCGCTTGGTGCAGATGTTGTACTTCGTGTTGAGCGAAGCTCTAACGGAGTGACTTGGAGTGAATTGGATGCGTTTAGTTGCTCTACTTCTGTTAGCCGCGTAGTTAGTAGTGTTGTGCAAGAAGATGACGGCTTTGGTTTTATGACCTCTGCTACTATACTGACACCAGTATCTGAGCCTATACCTAAAAAAGATGCTTTCACGATAACAAAAACATATAGCAACTCCGATCCTAACTGGTTGAGGTTTATACGTGTCCGTAGAGAAACAGGCGATAACGCAGAAGATAATCCAGACTACCGTTACTATCATTCTGTGTTGTTCCAACTAGCCACGTTCATAACCAATATATCTCCTTCGATTGATCCACCTAATTGTAAGATAGCTAAGAGTGTTATAAAAATAAAAGCTACCGATCAGGTAAATGGTAATCTTGAAGGGTTCAATGCTGTTGTGCAGACAATTGCACCTGTGTGGACTGGTTCAGCATGGATGGATGTTCCTACTAACAACCCTGCTTCATTGATGCTGTATGTTCTTACGCATCCAGCGAATCCGAAGCGTAGAACAAGCGAACAAATAAACTGGACTGAATTTGCTAACTTTTACAACTATTGTTTTTCTCGTGGTTTTGAATACAACGCTGTCTTGGCTACTCAGAGAAGCCTTACTGAAGTATTGAAAGATATAGCTGCCGCTGGTCGTGCATCTCCTACCATAAAGGACAGTAAAGATACTGTCATTATTGACGAGGAAAAGAGCGTAGTGCAGCACTTCACACCTCACAATAGTTGGGGGTTTGAAGCTGTAAAAGCGCTACCTGTTATACCACACGGAATGAAGGCACAATACTTTGATGAACTACAAGGTTATCAAGAGTCAGAAATAATTGTGTACAACACAGGTTACGACTCAAGTAACGCTAGTCTGTTCGAGAGCATTAGTTTACCCGGTGTGACCAAGAGTGCTCTAGTGGTAGATGCTATTCGTTGGCAGTTCGCACAGGGTAAGTTAAGACCTGAAACCTACTCGCTGAATACTGACATTGAATACCTCATCTGTAACCGAGGTGATAGAGTAAAGGTGATGCACGACGTACCTTTGTGGGGTATCGGTAGTGGGCGAATCAAGGAACGGGTATCGGGAACGGTTCTAACCCTTGATGAAGACTTCTACATGCAGTCAGGTACTACATATACTGTACGTATTCGAGGTAAGACTGGTATAAGTACGGTGCGTAACATCACACCAGTAGGTACAACAGGGTATTACTCCACGTTTACGCTAACAACGTCAACGTCTGTTAGTGAAGCAGATGCTGGTGATCTGGTAATGTTTGGTGAACTAAACCAAGAGTCACAAGACTTGATTGTCATTGGTATCGAACCTTCTGAAAACATGTCAGCAAAACTTATGTTTGTTGACTACGGAGTTACACCTACCTATAACCTGTTCACACAGTACGCAGATCAAACGGCAACTTCTGTTTTTGAGACACAGATTACACTACCTCCGACAGCGTTATTTCAATCTTACTCACTGAAGAAGCCTGAAATTACAAGGTTTGTTTCTGATGAATCTGTAATGGAGACTATTTCAAAAGGTGTGTTTAGAAATAATATAAACGTGTCTTTTGTTAACGCAGCAGACTTACCTCCAAGCACAGCTTGGGTAGAAGCAGAGTATGATATTTCTGCTGTCGCTGATGCAGTTAACTCTAAATTTTCCCGTGCTGAATACGCTTCTGGTACTGTGAAAATCAAAGACGTGATCGAAGGTGAAGAGTACAAGGTTCGTTTGCGATATGTGTCTAGCGATGGTAGATGTGGGTTGTGGACAGATTACTCTACCCATACTGTTATCGGTAAACGAACACAGCCTGAAGCAGTGCAAGGTTTTACAGCTACCCCTGAGTTTTCTCTAGGTAAGATAAACCTTGTATGGACTGCAAACCGTGAACCGGATATTGCAAAATACGAGGTGCGTACTGATACAAATTTTGGTGCAGCTACTGGGTTGATTACAATTACGGAAGGTTTAACATGTTACGCTAATCCACCAAGTTCAACAGGTACTTCTGTTACTTACTATATTTGTGCGATTGACTACAACAACAACTACTCTAGTTCGATTGCAAACGTGGTTTATACGCTTCCTATAGTCTCAGAAGTTTCTGCTGTGACGCACTCGTTTGCTGACGATTCCTTGACTAGCGCAAGTATCTCTTTGTCTTGGACAAACCCTTCAACTACTTTTGCAATTGCTTATGTCAAAGTAGAATATGATGCGTTGTCGTATGGTTCAAAGTCAGATAGTGTTACTCTCCCTGCTGATTGGCTCGGTGACAGAGCCTACACGCTTACTATAGTAGACATTTTAGGGCACTCATCAAGTGGTCTTGTTTTCAATATTACTAAGTTACCGCCTAATCCTTTAATCAACTACAGATCACAGGTTATTGATAACTCGGTAATGTTGTTTTGGACTCTACCTGATAGGACTACTTTACCAATTGACCATGTACTAATTAAAAAGGGTTCAACTTGGACTACTGCTGACGATGTAGGTTTGATTAAGACGGAGTTTGCACCGTTGTTTGAATTAGTTGCTGGTGAGTTCACTTACTGGGCTGCTACAGTAGACACGGATAACAACGAAAGCACTCCTGTTAGTCTTACCGTAAACGTAAATGAGCCTCCGGATTTCCAATTCTTTGGTGAGTTTAATTCCACGTTTACTGGTACGTTGTCAAACGCGATCCTAGAACCGACAGGTGTTGTATTACCTGTGGAGACTACCGATACGTGGGCACAGCATTTCACAGACAACAGTTGGTCTACTGTACAGAATCAAATATCTTCTGGTAATCCTGTTTATATTCAACCTGCGTTGTCTACAGGCTACTATGAAGAAGTGTTTGACTACGGTACTATTTTAGCAAGCAGTAAAGTTACTCTGAGCTACAACGGTTTCGATGTGTTTGGACTTCCTGATGTTTCAGTTGATATTGGTTTATCTGCTGACGGTGTGACTTATCAAAACTATTTAAGAACAACTGCAATTTTTGCGACAGTTTTCAGATACATTAAAGTCAAAATTACAGTAAGCAGTCCTGATTTGAAAGCTCTGTACAGATTGAATCAGCTTGTGGTGCGGCTTGACACGAAGAAGAACTATGACGCTCTGCGAATCAACGCAGTGTCTACTGATACGCTAGGGACAATCGCTAACTTTGGTCGAGAGTTTATTGATGTGCAAAGTATTCAGGCTACTCCTTTTGGGACAACACCTGTAAATACTGTGGTTGACTTTCAGGACTCTGTTTTGTCAGCAACTTACTCGGTAACATCGAATGTTTGCACCATCACCTATGTTTCTCATGGGTTTATAGCAGGCCAAAAAATACAGTTCGGTACAAGCAGTGGTGGAGGTGTTGGGGGTGTTTATATGATAACAACAGATACAACAAATACCTTCACTGTAGCAATGACAACAGCAGACACAACAGGAAACTGCTTGATTTATCCAGAGTCTTGTCGCGTTTACGTGTTTGACTCATCTGGTACTCGCGTTTCTCGTACTGTTTCGCTTGATATATCAGGATATTAATTAAAACCCCTAGCTCTAAACAGAGTTAGGGTATCTAAGGAAAAACAATGGCAGATCACGCCCCTTTACTAACATCAGAAAATTATGCTACTCTTTTGACAAGTCGAATCAGTGGAAGGTTGGATGATCTTTCGAGAAATTTTGACCCTGCTTACACATCCGCTAGTAACGTTCCGACAAATACTATTAGATGGAACTCTGCTTTAAACAGAGATGAAAAATGGAATGGTACATCGTGGGTGGAGAAATCCACAAATTATGCAATTAATATTTCTGGAAACGCTGGAACAGTGTCTAATGGTTTATACAGTACCGTGTCGTATGCAAACCCTGTTTGGTTGGTTTCTCTCGGTTCTTCAAAACTAACAGGAAATATACCTGAATCTCTTTTAGTACACGTTGCTGCGGGTGCAGGCGCTGTGCCACGCACAGTACAAACCAAGCTGCGTGAGACCGTATCTGTAAAAGATTATGGGGCGGTTGGTGATGGAGTGACCGAGGATACAAGCGCTATTCAAGCTTGTATTGATGGCAACAAAGGAAAAAAAATCGTATTCCCAAGTGGCTACACATATCTGGTGCAGGGGTTGTTATTGGATGGGGCTACGTACAACAACACTCACTTAGTGTGTGATGGGCTTTTGATGCTAAAGGCAGCACCGAGTGCAGCCACCAATAACTTCCAAACCGTCTGGTCGGGACTTAGTTTTCGTGGTGTAGATGGCTGTAAGTTCGAGGGTAACTTTAGTGGCAACCGTTTATCACAACAACAACGCGAGCAAACCATTTGCATAACAGTAGCAGGATGCACTAATTTTAAAGTGCCGTATGCGAACTTCTCTG